GTCCTGCTGGTGGTGCTAGGTCAGGTGTTCCTACAGGAAGATCTCCTCCCAGTGCTCCTCCTCCAATACCACCTATACCTATAGCATCAAGTGCTTTTTCTGTAACACTTTCTATGATGGCATCTTTATTAACGTAAACGTAAGCACCAGTGCCAACAACGGCAACAGATACAGCAGCAGACGCAATAGCAAGTACATTGATTATCTTTTGCATTTTATTATAGCGAGTAAATTATTTATTATAATACGCTTTGTAATAATTGACAAGTCCATTGGTGGTTACTTGCTTACTACACCAATCATCAGCACATTCATAGATAGACTGATTAGAATAATCCCCTGTACCAAATTGCTTAAAGAGAATTAGTAATACTCGTTGACGAAGAACTAATTGATCTTCTGTAATTGTAGAATACTCAATAGTCATCAAATTAATCCTAAAGATCCTGCTGTTATACCTACACTAACAAAAAAAGCAAATTCTAGCAACCCATGTGTAGATGCTGGTGTTGCTATGAGTATATTATTGAAAAACGAGAGAACTGATGGCTCCATTGTAATAGATGTATACGCCTAAAAGTGAAATAAAAATTGCTTGTGGCATGACTAGGTAAAAATACTCTCTGTAGTATATAGGTATTTTTACTCTCTGTCAAGCACCTGATGGTATAGCTGCTGGCTGCCATACCCGAACTCCTTTTCCACCATCATCATCGTCATCATCATTATTAAATGCACGTAGAAGTAGTTCGATTAATACTAAAGCAGCCATGGGATAGAAAACCCAGAGGACTGCTACTAGTGGTGAAATTGTATCTGATGCGGCTGATAAGTCGCCCATTGTTTTCGTTCGCTAATAAAGTTACGAGTAATTATTTAGTTATGTAAAGTATTTGAAGTGAGTATATGCACCTACGATTGCCCAGAAAGCAACCATTGCAAACCTACCATTGGCTCTCTGCCAAATTGCTGTGTTTGTCATTAGAATATACCTGGAATGATTTGTCCTGTGGTTGCATAAGCACCGAGTGCTGCTGTGATGCCAATCATGGCCATCCAACCGTTAAATTTTTCTGCTTCTGGAGTCATTGTTCTTAGATTTGTAATAGGGATAGAGCTTAAAGAGACCTCTGTATCTTAAAAGATACCAGGCATAACTGCACCGAATAAGATGTAGTTGTGTACTGCTGCAAAGAAACCAATCATGGCAAGTCTGCCATTTAGTAACTCAGCATTTTTCCAATAATCAACGTCTTGTACTTCGATCTGAGGTTCGTGAGCAAACATATTCTGCTTGCCATACTCAGTAGTAGTATAACGCTTCATATTGTTAGTTGAAGTTGTCATTCGTTTGTAAAGAAACGTAACATAATTATATAGGAAACCTTAAGGTCTTGTCAAGGTATAAATGCCTAGAAATCCGAACAAAAAAAGAGTCACCATTTCTGATGACTCTTATAAGAAAAACTTATTGCAGCTTTTGCACTTAAAACCATCTAGTTTTACGTCTATTGGCAAAGACGTTTTATTTATGCACCATCTCTATCGTTAAGATCAGCAGCATTCTGTTCAGGATCTACTGCCTTAGTGACTTCGGGTTGAGCAGGGATGCCTACAGTACCAGTTGAATTTTCATTAGTAAATGTAATCATATCACCAGTACTCATATACTCACCCCAATCTCCATTAGGAGGAGCAAAGGTAACAGTATTATCAACACCTGTATCAAGTGTGATATTTGAATCAGGATCGTATGATCCATCAGGTATTTGTGGTAAGTCTACACCAAAACTAAATGGAGTATCAGTTGGTACATTAGTAACTGTATCGTCGTGACTATTCGTTACGTTAGGTACATCCAATCTTCTCCAGTTGGAATACATCATCCACACATCAGTTACAGTTTCAGAATTATTAAAATCATCTTGATGTTTTAGAGCAGCATCAAATGCTTCTCTGATTGCGGTTTCTGCTTCTTTAAATTTTGCTTTTAGATTACAAGTCATAGGTCTAATTGAGAAAAGTTTTCTTTGGATCCAAACGGTGGCTTGGGGAATGTGTTAAATGAAATACTTATCCTATCATCAGATGAAGTATTAGTGGAAACAAGATGTGGTAAAGTACTTGGGAACAAATACAAATAACCTTGCTTTGCTTTAGCAGAATAACTATTGTTCATGAATTCATTAGTGCTAGTGAATTCAGGACGGATATGAAAATTCTGTAAAGGACCATCAAATACGATGGGTGAAACCTCTTCATCAGATTGGAGATAGAATACACCACTCAAAAAACTATTAGCGTGATAGTGTTTGGGGTGATGCTGTCCTGGTTTAGTTATACTAGACCAAGATTGTGTCATTAGTATCTCGTGATCTGAATTGAGAATGTTTCTAGTATACTTATGCACAGAATCTAAACAATGTTTCTTTAGATTTCTACACACATCATTATCTAGCAACTGAGTTTCTTGCGATGTCCAGTTTGCTAAAGATCTTCTATGTAAAGTAGATTGAACATAGTTAGCAATAGTATCTATGTCATCATAGGGATACTTTGCCTCCATTAAAGGAGGTATAGAAAACATCAGAAAGAATTTATCCTTATCTTCAGTCATTCAATTGTTCAGCCATATCATGTAGTTGATCTATAAGTAGATCAATCAATCTATCTTCGATGTCAACCTCATCATAAGGATCAAACATAGTATGATCTGTATTATACTTGGGTGTATTATAGCAGTCTTTATAGTCCATCGTCAACCCCCAAAATAATCCTTTCGCATATATCTACCAAGGATATTTGAATTGTAGAATGCTGGTTGACCATCATCAGTAGATTCAGTTAGTACATTATTTAGAAACAATTGCCTTGTCTCTTCGTAATTTACTTTGCCAAGGGTGTTGTGGAGGGAGATGATTTCTCTCTTGAATAACTCGTTCCCAAGTAACTTTCTATCTCCTTTAAGTTCTTCAGAGCTTCCGTAGTATTTTTTCCAGTCACTCTCAGACGTAACCCTTCTCTTACTACCTCTAGGTTTACGACGTTGTGTAAAGTACTTTCTGCCGATGTATTGTTTACCCGATTGCAAATTTGTAATACGGTAGACGAAACCGAAGAAATCGTTAATGTCGTTAGAAGTAAAAGTTGTACCCTGATAGGTCCAGGGGTTCTCATAACTTCCCTCAGAAGTTTCTGTATCTTTTTCATTAGTCGCACTCTCCGTCTTCATCATTTACTTGGGCGTAGGATTTTATTCCATCGCCACTATCTATATGATAAGCAGAAGTGTCTGAATAAACTTCCGACTTTAAGTTTGAGAGTGCGATCTCTATGTCATTGATTAGTGTTTTTAAATTTCTTTTTTCCATTACTCCCAGTACTCATCTAAGTGTTCTAATACATTGAGCAGTATCCTCTGTGCTGCTCCTCGTTGTTTGTCATCCCATTCAGGATACCAACCATTGTCTAACCCAGTTTTCATTCTCATGATGTGGGCTACCATTGTTACCTTGTTTACACGACCATTCACTTAACCACCCACCAGTTTTTGCCAGTCTTCATCGAACTTTTCTAAACCCTTGTCAGTAAGAACGTGTTTATAGAGTTGGTAAAAAATGGGAACCGAAATAGTACATATATCAGCTCCCACTCTAAAAGCATCGGTGACCTGAATAGGTTCTCTGATAGAAGCGGCAAGAACTTCTGTTTTGATTTGGTGAGTAGCGAATACATCTGCGATCTCCTCAATAAGGTGTCTTCCATCCCAGTGTTGATCATATACACGTCCAACAAAAGGAGAAACATAAGTTGCTCCTGCTTTTGCTGCTAAGATTGCTTGTGCTGCTGAGAATATTAGTGTTACGTTTACATGAACGTCGTTTTGTGTTAGTGCCCTACATGCTTTTAGTCCTTCAACTGTGCAAGGTACTTTGATTGTAATGTTTGGTCCGATCTCCAGATACTCTCCTGCCATTTCAAGCATTTCTTCAGCAGTATCTCCAACTACTTCAGCAGATACTGAAGCATGAAAAGGAAATATCTCTGAGATCTTTTTGATTACTTGCTTGGGATCATCTCCTGCTTTTAACATTAGAGTAGGATTTGTAGTAACTCCGTCGATTAATCCTGTCTCAAATGCAGTAGCAATAAGGTCTGGGTCAGAACAGTCCAGAAAGATTTTCATGACTCTCCTGTAAAGGTTATAGTATATATTAGCACATAAAAAAGAGGGGTACAACCCCTCTCAGTATTTCAACACATTAGAAATTCTAATGTTATTAAGCAGCAGCAAGTTCCTTTTCGAACTTGACACCACGGTAAGTCAATTGAGACTTATTTGGTTTCGCTTGCTTACGCTCGTTAGTGTCGTACTTGACACCACGGTATGTGACTTGTGCCATTGGGTTTCTCCAAAGTAGTAGGGATTTTAGCCCCGTTCCTTCAGTCAACTTTTGCGTCCCATGTACACTCTAGTCCTACTACTTCCGTAAGATCTATTTGATAGATCTCCACTATCTCTTGTTTAGTTTGAGCGTTAACAGAATTGTTAACATTCACTCGATCTATCATCTCTGATACATCAGCACAAGTTAATGCAGTAGCGATTAAAAATTCCATAGGATGAACGTGTCCGTTCCGAGTCGGCTTACTTGCGTCCCTTCTGGGATGAACGTATTGTCATGATAACACGACATAACTATTTAGTCAAGCATTGAATAAAATGTGTACTTAAGAAACAGTTCT